GGAATATCGTGGTAAGAAAGGTGATTACCACGAACCCCATTATTGCCCAAAAAGCAATTGTGAGGAGAATAGGATAAAGATTGAGCCTGGACAAGAGTTGTTTTCGGGACAATGGAAGAATTGTAGGTTCCCATACGCCAAGACATTGATGTTCAATGAGAAGGGTGCTTTTAAGAAGGCCAACGTTTTTGTGGTTTATCTTGAGGGTGTCATGTTTTACAGATGTCGTTGGTGTAATGATCAGATGGTGCCGGAAGTGCAGAAAGGAGGCAGAACGATGTATATGCATCGGGGTCATTTTGATGAAATTTATCATCTGACGCCCTACATCAGTACTGCATCTGCAACTGAAGTGTCGAGTGGGGTTGTTACGCCTAAGGTAACATCGACTGAAAATTATTTTGCCCCACTGGAGATTGAATCGAAAGAAGAGAAAGATGAAGTGCTCGATGGTGAAGCTACTGTCATTCTTCCGATTGCCTCAAATTCTCCAAAGCCTAAGGAGAAGGCTTCTGTTGCCAGCAAATTACCTTCAAAGGAGGAAGAAGAAGAGGAACAGTCAGAGCCCATGAAAAAGGTGATCCGTGAGTTGATTGAAGCTAATGAACTCAACGAAGCATTATGTCTTAAGTATTGCAAACAACCCAATTTGTATAGATGTGATGAGGATGCAAGTGAGGTGATGCCACCTGTGTCCTATGCTGTGATGGAGGCTGCTTTCGCACTCCAGACTGGACTTGTAGGTGGTAGTTGGATTATTGATGAAGGAATAACGACCACAGTTCCTGAGCATGATGTGAGAATTGGAGCAAATAAAGAGGTTCCGATGTTAAAAGACACTTTACACATCTATTCATTGCAAGGAAATTACAAGCCGAATGGTAAGGTGACTTGTCTGGCAACTGCTGCAGTTGCTGCGGAACTGGTCTTGGCAACCGGGACTGCTGTTTTAGCAATGAAACAAGCCAAGAAATTGCCATGGTGGGGTCAACTAGCAGCTTCTGTTGCTGCTGGCGGATTGGCTGCAGGAGCGGTCACTGGAATTATGGGAACTTGTGCCGATAAGTTGAATTTTCCAGCCAGTAAGGTGTCGAAGTGGGCATGGGGTGTCGCTAATGGTGAAGTAGGCTATTATGGTGGCAATGTTGCTGAGGCTTTGACAGGAAAGAAATCACATGTAGGTGATGCGCAAATCATGTATTGTCCGGAATTGGTGAATTGTGTGGTGGCGGACTACTTGACCGGTAGTGAGGATAGAGATATTGAAACCACAGCTGCTATGAAGATGAGCAGATTGGCAATGTACAACATACCTAGTGAGGTGCATGGAGCCGTGATAATGGGGTCAGCTTTGATGGTGCGAGCTATGAATAAAGTTGATTCGATTTTTCACCTAGGGGAAGAGGACCTACTTCCCCGCAACTGAGCATTAGGCCAGGGCACACTTATGCCATGGGATATAGGATAAGTGAAGTGCCAGTGAAGGTGCCGGAGTGTGAGTTGGAGATTGAAGGACTGGTGAAGTTGGTTGCGCGAGGATTCAGGTATAAGAGGAGGGTCATGTTTAGGGCCTTCGAGAAGATGAGAATCCCGGGATATGTCCCTGTAGCTGCAGATATTAATGACCCTAACACTATGTTAGCTGGTTACAGAGCTAGACTGCTAAGGAACAACCCAGAACGAGATGAAGAGTGTATGAAAAAACTGCCCCTCTTCACAGAGAAACTCGTTGAATATATGTTTAAGGGCAGAAAAGCGAAGAGGTTGACTTTCAAAGACTGGATTGCCACAACCTCTTACAGTCTAGGTAGGAAAAAACAGTTAGAAATAATTGAAGAAAGAAATAAAGGTCGTTTACCTAGTTTTATAAAGTGTCAGAAAGTCAAAGGTTTTGGTAAGACCGAATGTAACGGGCAGTTTAAGACTCCACGGAACATCATGAGTAGGGTAGATGATGTTAAGGTTATATTTGGCCCAATATTTAAAGCGATAGAGCTTGTTGTGTACGAAAGCAAATATTTCGTAAAACATTTGACTGCTCAGGAGAAAATGGAGCGAGTAAAGGGCATGGTGTGCGGGTCTGGATTTTATTGTTTTGAATCCGATTATAAAGGTTGGGAATCAGTATTTGACCCGGAAATGATGAGAGCTTGTGAATTTATTTTGTATAAGAGTATGCTTTCAGAGAAAGATTTCAAGATGATAAGCACTGTGTTGGCAGGAAAGAACCGGATTAGAGGTCGCGGTTATAA